ATTTAACGATAGTGGTACATTATATCTAGGAATTGATAATTCATCAGGAACTGGATTTGGAACTGGTAATTATACACGAGTATTATATAGTGGTGATAACTACCCATTAGCAATTTCTACAAACGGTACTGAAAGAATGCGAATTGACAGTAGTGGTAATGTTATGATAGGAACTACTACTCCATTACTCACTACATCAGGTAGAGGTACTTTAACACTTAATGGTAGTTCAACTTCCATTCTAACTCTTAGTAACGGTGGTACATGGGCATCTTATTTATATGCAGAAAGTACTGGGGTATATTTAGCAGCAAATGGTTCTTCTAGAGTTCTTTCATTTGAAGTTAATAATGCTGAACGCTTGCGTATCTCAACTGCAGGTGCTATTCGTTTCCTTAATTATGGCTCAGGTACAAATACAGGAACAGTAGCATATAACTTAGCAGTTGATTCAAGTGGAAACGTAATTGAAACAGCAGGTGGAGTAGTTGATGGTTCTGGTACTGCAAATTATATTCCAAAATGGAGTGATTCAAATACAATTGGAAACTCTGTAATTTATGAAAGTAGTAGTAACATTGGTATTGGTACTACTTCACCAGGCGCTAAACTAGAAGTAAACGGTTCATTCCGCGCTACAACCAAATCCTTCATCATTGATCACCCAACCAAAGAAAATAAAAAATTACAATACGGTGTACTTGAAGGACCTGAACATTCAATATATGTTCGCGGTAAATTAACAAATACCAACGTAATTCAACTCCCAGATTACTGGCACGCACTAGTACATGAAGATTCAATTACAGTGAATTTAACCGCAATTGGAAAAAAACAAGACTTGTGGGTAGAAGAAATAACTGATACGCATATTACAATAGCTTCTGAAACAGGAGATATAAATTGTTTCTATGCTGTGTTTGCAGAACGTAAAGATGTAGAAAAATTAGTAACAGAATTTGACAAAGAATAAGTTATGGGATTACAATATGCACCCCGATTAGATACTGATGGTTTGATATTTATGTATCAACCAGGTCAAACTACTATATTTAACAATTTTACAGCATCTAATGCTCCTGATGTTTCTCCACCATCTCAAGGATGTTTTACAGGCCCTAGAAGAAAATATGAGGGAGTATATGATGATAGATCTAATACCTACAATGGCCAACCTGTATTAGAAATAGCTAACCTTGGAGGTTCTATATATAATTTAAATGCTTCTCAAACTAGCACATATACTATATCTTTATGGGTTAGATTAGTCCAATTCCCTTCTAAATACGGTGGAACCTCATCAGCTAATCGTGGAAGCGGCCAAGTTACTAAATCAAAACGCGCTGCTTTAGCCCGATTTGATTTTCGAAATACCCCAGGATATAATAATGGATATATTGAATTTGGAGCTATGGCGCCCTACTATTTAGATAGTGCAGGTGATTATACTTACAAATCTGTATTTTCCCCAATATCTTTTGGAGCTGCTATATGTGGTGCAAAATACATAACTACAGTTTATACTGATTATAAATTTAATTTAAATGAATGGTATTTAATTACTTTACAATTAGAAAGTAATACAAATTTTAGTAATATTTCTCAAGCATTAAATGTTAAAATGTTTGTAAATGATACCCAAGAAAATATTGCTAAATGTTTAGGTATAGCTTGGAGACAAACCAGTACTCGTGCCCCAGGTAAACCACCCCAACCTAGAAAAAGATATACGGGAAAAGTAGCAGCGCAACCGGGATTTGCAAATAGTATTGGTGCAAATACTAGTTTTTCGGCTAATGCTGCCTTTCAAACAATAACATATTCTGATTTTTTTAACCTCTCAGCGTTAAATTATGCTTCTTTTTCCCCTATAAGAACATTTGGTAGACTTAATAAGGGTGTAAATGATGGTATAAATACTCCATTTAATGCTGGGGCCTCTAGCTCATTTTACAAGTATAGCTCTTCAGTTAATTTTGGTCAACTATATATTTATAATAAACCATTTAATAATTTAACATATAACAATTTTAAAAGTTTATATACTTAAAATATTACTGTTCCTCGGACGGTATCGTGGTACTACAGAAATGTAGCCCAATTAAGGGGTGTGAAAGCACCCCTTTTTAAAAACAAATAAAATTTATATGCCAACAGCAGTAGGACCAAACCCATCATTAGACAGTAATATCATATTTTCATATGATGTAGGAGATACTTTAAATTCATATAAGGGAGAACCTACTGTAAATTACCAATGGAATGGAGGATCTGAAGTAACTCCTATGTCTAGCTTTTGGACAGGAGCTCCAGCTCCAGTTGATGTAACTGGTACTTCAAACCAAGGTCCTATTAAAGGAGCAAAAACTTGGAAATTTATAAAAGATGGTACTTCTAACCAATGGCATGGTTGGGAAGCTACTTATGGAGGAATTTGGACAGGTAATGCTGGAGATATTTGGACAACTAGTTATTGGTATAAAACAACAAATGATGCAGGATTAGGTGGATTTTTTATTGGTTACTTTTACAAACCAGACTGGTCAGCCCCATTTAGCACAACAATATTATCAGATGTTAATAGTATTATTGCCGATGGTCAATGGCATTATAATTCTACTACTACTCAATTCAATGAAAACTACTCCAATGCAATTATTGTGGATGGCCCAAGTTGGGGGTATAGTACTCAAGTTGGCGAACTTTATATAAATGGGTTACAATGGGAGAAAAAACCTCATCCAACCCCATTTGCATATGGTACCCGTTCTGCAACACAAGGTTTATTACCGTTAATTAGCAATACATCTTTAAATATATCAACAGTATCTTTTAATTCAAATGCTCAAATGATATTTGATGGCACTGATGATTATATTAATCTAGCTACTAATCTTCAATCAGGATTTACTCAAGCAAGTTATGAATTTATATGTAAACCAACATCACTCCCAGGCTCAGGAAATTATTTTCAATTATATATTCAAGAAAATAGTACTTGGATTGCTTTATACAATGTAGGAGGTACTGTTTTCTTTGGTATTGATTTAGGAAATGGATCTGGTTGGTTTGATAATAATGGTGGGTGGAATACGGGTGCTAGAACAACATCTACACTTACCGCTAATAAATATTATCATGTTTTTTATAGCTGGGATGGGACAAATGTTAGAATATATCTTAATGGAGCATTACAATCTACAGCATCTACTCTACAAGCTATTAATGGTAGACAAGATGTAACAACATTAGGACCAGGTAACACTCCTAGAAATATAGGAGCTAGAGGAAGTGGTAATTATTGGCCTGGTAATATAGATATTATTAAATTTTATAACACTGCTCTATCATCAGACCAAGTAAAACAAAACTACAATCAATATAAAACACGTTTCAATTTAAGTTAAGATATGGCAGTAGCAAATGGGTATGGAAAAGTAGTAACATCGGGTTCGGTGTTTATGTATGATACTGGAGATTTTTATAATTCATATAAAGGACAACCTGGTACAAATATAACAACAGGTGTTGGTAGAAACTATAACGGCTATAGTAAAACTAATTATGATAACGGTATGTATTTTGAAACAAACGGTTATACAGAAGTAGTTAATATCCCTGCATTGGGGCCTACTACGGTACAAAGTGTAGAAATTCATAACGAATATTGTGGGTATGGTTGTAATGGTAACTATCAATGCTGCCCAAACCTATTTAACTATACTGGAGGATGGATGAGTTCAATTTGGTTACCTGGACAAACATATAGTTACCAAATTATATACAAATGCCAATCAGGATATACTCATCCAAATTTTATGTATCATTATGAATATACATCTGGAGAAAGTTATTTGACTGAATATGGAGTATTTACTACTGATAAGCAAGAATCTTTAGGAGATGGTTGGTACCATGCATGGAATACTTTTACAACTAATGCTTCCGCTGCAAAAGGATATACTGGTTTATGGTACTATAACTATAATGTAAGTGATAAAGTATCAATAGCAGCAGTAAGTATAACCCCTGGAGACACTATTAGACCCCCACAACAAATTATCCCCTCAGGAACAACACGTTCTGCTACACAAGGTTTATTACCAATAGTAGGTAATTCTTCTATAAATTTATCTAATGTATCATTTACCTCAGATGCTCAAATAGTATTTGACGGAACCGATGATCGAATAGCATTAACTCCATCAACATATGGTATAACAAATCAATTTACTATTGAAGTAGTATGTTATCCAACTAAGCAAGTTAATGGAATGTTTAATTTTGTAGGACCAAACGGATCAGATAGAGGAATAATGGCTCATTGGCCCTGGAGTAGTGATTATGGATATTTTGATATCACAAATACTTCTGGTGGGTTTTTTAGATGGTATAAAGCAAACGCAGGAATATTAAACGTAAAAGCATTATATCATTTTATTTTAAAACCTGATGGACAAATGGTAGTAAAACAAAATAATCAAGTAATGACCCCTACAGGAGCGGATACATTTAGCGGAAATGTTTCATTAGGTACAACTAATACAATTGGAGCTTTTGGTTCTGATGGTACAACAGCTTGGGCTGGTAACATTTATGTATTTAAAATATATAATCGAGCACTTACAGACGCTGAGACAACACAAAACTACAATAAATACAAAACACGTTTTAATTTATCATAATATTTATCATAGATGAATACATTTGAAAATAGAAGATGGTTGGTTTTACCTTCAAACCTTACAGGTTCTATAGACTTTAATCAAGTTTTAGAAGCTAGCCCTGAAACTTTACGCTACAGCGTAGACAAAACAGAAACATTTGTAAAATATGACGTGACTGTAGTAACAGCAAGTTACACAGCAAGTTACATTAATGCAGATACTGGTGAAACAGGATCATATATTGTACAAGCAGGAGTTTATGGAAGACCAGATATTTATTCCCCAGAATATCCTGAATACCATTATCAACCAATGCTAGATTTACTAGCAACACCTTTTTGGACACAACCATTGCCAACAGGCTCAATAGAATAATATGGCAGATATTTTAATTACACCCGCATCCAGTTTAATGGCTTTTACGAGCTCATTAAATTATAAACAGACTTTAACACAAGAAGCCTCTGGTTCTCTTACATTACTAGGTTCTGGCTCAACGGGTAGAACCGATTTATTTACCATTAATGGAAATAACGGTACGTTATTTTCTGTATCTGATGACTTATCAAATTCATTATTTTCAGTTAACACAATTGCAGGTTTACCTGTAATAGAGGCATTTGCAAATAATACTGTTGTAATGGGACAATACGGACAAAACGTATTGGTAGTTACAGGTAGTAGAGTTGGAATTGGAACAGCTACCCCATCTACAACATTGCATGTCTCTGCAGGAGATAGTTCACGTGTATTATTTGGGCCCAATGCAACGTGGGGAGCTTATTTATATGTAGGAGCTAGCCCAAATATAACTAGCAATACTGTTGCCCAAGTTATTTCTACAAATGGTAACTTGCATTTAGATTCTGGGACTAGTCAAAATACATATATAAATGGATATTCTCAAACTAATACCTTTATAAACCCTGAAGGAGGTAGTGTAAGCATTGGTACCTATGATAACCCAGGAGCAAGATTACAAGTAAATACTTCATCAGATGTAGTAGCAATATTTAAACGAACTGCTAATGGTGCCTCAGGTATACAATTTACTAATGCCGGCTCTAATAACTCTACTTTATATGGGGGGTACGATTCATATGCTTTAAGATATTTCTATAATACAAATGAATATCTTACTATGGATACCTCAGGTAATTTAGGTATTGGTACTACCAGCCCATCATATAAATTACATGTTAATACTACTTCAGCCGTTGCTGATATGATTGGCATGACCAATGGAACACAAACATTAACTCTTGGTGTAAACAATAGTGCTGGTGGTTCATTCTTATTTGAAAATGGTAATAATGCATTACGATTTGGTACAAATGGTAGTGAAAGAATGCGCATTACAAATGGTGGTAACGTAGGTATTGGTACTACTAGCCCCGCAACAAAACTTGATGTAAATGGAGGAATTAAAGCAACTACAATACAACTTACAAGTGGTGCTGCTGATGGATATGTTTTAACTTCCGATAGTAGTGGTAATGGTTCATGGCAAGCAGCTAGTGGTGGGGGTGGAGGTTTGCATATTTTAACTACACCTATTTCTGGATGGTTATATACAAACTTGATTACTAATAATTATACATCTCCTATTCAAGCTAATACAGCATTCGATTTTGTTGATTTTAGTTTGTTTCTCCCTGCTAATAATATTAGAGCTACTGAATTATCTTTATATGTTTCTACTGCAGCAGCAACTACTACAAATGTAAAAATTGTTGTTTTTACAGATGAAGATTATGGTTATCCAAGAACTAAAATAATTGAATCAACTTCAATGAGTGCTAATACTACAGGCCTAAAAACTTTTGTAACAACTTATACATTTGAAGCTGGTAAAAAATATTGGTTAGGATATACAGTAGATACTGACGATGCAACATTAAGATTGACTGGAATAACTGGAAATACTTTATATACAAGAAATGGAAATGCATTTATAACTCAAAATGGTATGTATTTTTCTGCACCATATAATTCTATCCCAACAACAAATACAAATGCATTAACCAAAACTAATTTAAATGCAGCACAAATACTTTTAACCTCAGCATAATATGGCACAAGTAAGAAAGGAAATTTACGACGAGAATGGATTAATTAAAGTTAAATTCATTGAAATGGATGAACCATCTGTTGAAGAACAAATTGCTCAAAAGCAAGAACAACTTTTACAAATCTATGAAGAAATACAACTTCTTCAACAGTCACAAAATACTTAAAAATATTTAACTAGAAACAAAAATTCATATATTTATAAACAAATAAAAACATTTAACAATGGCTTTACAAGTAACAGGATCTTTTAGACTATCAAACGGTACATATGCCGTTAACCCGGAAATTTTAATGTGCCCAAATCTTCCATACCGCGATGTATTGAATCTCCAAGCACAAGTAGTACTAGTAACTTCAGGAAGTGCTCCAATGCCTACTCCAATGGGTGCAAGCTACTACACAGTAGATAATATTTACTACAACAACATGAACTTAGATATTCTACCAACTTCATCAATGGAAAACCCATATGCTGCATTGATTAATTCACTTGATCAATATGTAAAAACAGATTTGGAAGAAAAACAACCAGATTGTATTTACAATATCGCTTAAGATATTTTAAATTTCTTGAAAAAATATTAGGCCCCTTAAAGGGGCCTTATTATAATATAGTTAATAAACCTTAATAAATTAAATTTATGTCAATCGTTTCAGAAAAAAAGTTCCTAACAGAAGAAGAACAAGCAACTTTAAAAGAAATTCAATCAAACACTCGTGCTCTAGTTGTTGAGCTTGGTGAAATTGAATTAGTTAAACTCCAAGTAGAAAAACGTCACGAAGGTGCTAAAACATTTTTAGCAGAACTAGGAGAAAAAGAAAAAGAATTTACCCAAAAGGTATTTGAAACCTATGGTAAATGCACAATCGACCCAGAAACGGGTGAGATTACATCTGCAGAGTAATCTAGGTTAAAATACACCATATTTATAATAAAATAAATCATTACAATGGCAGAAACAATTGTATCACCTGGTGTATTAGCAATAGAGAACGATCAATCATTTGTAACTCAACAGCCTGTACAAGCAGGAGCCGCTATAATAGGCCCAACAGTAAAAGGTAAAGTAGGAATCCCTACTCTAGTAACTTCATACAGTGATTATTTAAATAAGTTTGGTGCTACTTTCCTTAGTGGAAGTAACACCTATACTTATTTTACTTCAATTGCTGCTTACAACTATTTCAATAATGGTGGTCCTTCACTTTTAGTAACTCGTGTAGTAACAGGTTCATTTACTTCTGCTACTTCATCATTTATTTCATCTTCTGCACATGGTGCAGGTGCTCCTTATAATACTAGTCCATTTGAATTGGCCACTATTTCTAAAGGAGAAATTATGAATAGTGCTGGCCCTACAGGTTCAGTAGGTACTTTATTAAGTGGCTCATCAGATAATTTTAGATGGCAAATTACAAATGCTAATACTAGCTCAGGTACATTTACTTTATTGCTTCGTCAAGGTAATGATAGCACAGTATTTCCTTCAATTGTAGAAACTTGGGGTCCATTATCACTTGACCCATATTCATCAAACTACATTGAAAAGGTAATTGGTAATCAAGTTGAAAATATAGCTGTTGATGCTGGTGAATATTATATCCAAACATCTGGAAGCTACGTCAATAATTCAGCTTATATTTACGTTAAATCTGTTAGTCAACCTACTCCAAATTATTTTGATAATGTAGGAAACCCAAAACCACAATATACAGGTTCAATTCCCAACAATGCAAGTGGTTCATTTGGTGCAGCTACCGGAAAATTATTTCATGGTGGTAACAACAAATACTACGAACAAATCACTTCAGGAGATAATATTCAAGGAATACCTGCAAGTGCATATACTGAATCTATTTCTTTATTAGCAAATAAAGATGCATTTAACTATAATCTTTTAATTGCCCCTGGATTAATGTCTGATATAGCAGGCGGAGCACCAGGAGCAATCACTTCTATGATTTCAGTTGCCCAAAATAGAGGCGACATGATGGTAGTATTTGATTCCTCAAAATATAATACCCCAATTAGTACCGTACTTACTAATACTTCAGGATATGATACTTCATATGCTGCTACTTATTGGCCTTGGGTTAAAACAATAGATCCAAGTACTGCAAACCAAGTTTGGGTACCTGTTTCTACTTTAATTCCTGGAGTGTATGCGTTTAATGATAATGTTGCTGCTCCTTGGTTTGCACCTGCAGGTATAAATAGAGGTATTATTACAGTAGCAACTCAAGCTGAACGTGTATTGACTCAAGGAAACAGAGATACATTATACCAATCAAATATTAACCCAATTTCTACAGTTCCTAATTCAGGTATAGTAGTATTTGGACAAAAAACACTCCAAAAAAGACAAAGCTCTTTAGATCGTATTAATGTACGTCGTTTATTGATTGAACTTAAAGGATATATTACTCAAGTAGCTGATACGTTTGTGTTTGAACAAAATAATGCTGTTACAAGAAATAATTTCTTAGCTATTATCAATCCATACTTATCATCTGTTCAACAACAACAAGGTTTAACTTCATTTAGAGTGATAATGGATGAATCAAATAACCCACCTTCAGTTGTAGATAATAACCAAATGGTAGGCCAAATTTATTTACAACCTACTAGAACAGCTGAATTTATTGTGCTTGATTTCAATATATTACCTACTGGTGCAACATTTCCTGCTTAATAGCATATTTTAAGGGGGTCTTAGATATTTATAATAAAAAAATACGATGGCAAATTTCACAACTTCTCCTGGAGTAGCAATTAGCGAAATAGACAACACTTTCTTAACTGGACAACCAGTACAAGCAGGTGCTGCTATTATAGGTCCTACAGTTAAAGGTCCTGTTGAAAAACCAACACTTGTAACAACTTATTCAGATTTCGTAACGATATTTGGAGATACTTTTATCAGTGGTGGTAATTCTTATTCTTACTTAACTTCAATTGCTGCTTACAATTATTTTAATTATGGAGGAACTTCATTATTAGTTGCTCGTGTAGTAACTGGTTCTTACACATCCGCAATTAGTACTACAATTCCTAACTACATATCCTCTAGTTCATCTTCATTCTCTTTAGAAACTATTTCTGAAGGAACTATTATGAACAACTCAGGATCTATAGTTTCAGGCTCATTGATTTCAGGATCAACTGACAACATTCGTTGGGAAATTACAAATTCAAATACTGGATCAGGTACATTTAATGTATTAATTAGACGTGGTAATGATACAACTAATAATAAAGTTGTATTAGAGGCATGGAACAATTTGACATTAGATCCAAATTCAAGTCGTTATATTTCTAAAGTAATAGGTGATCAAAAATTAAATTATAGTTCTGCTAATAATCAAATGGAATTATCTGGAAGTTATCCAAATAATTCAAAATATGTTCGTGTAAAAGCAGTAACAAACCCAACACCAAACTACTTTGATTCAAATGGTGTTGCAGTAAATGCATACACAGCTTCTATCCCATTAAATGGTAGTGGTTCAGCAGGTGGTTCATTTTATAATGCTACAGGTACTGCAAGTGGATCTATTAAACTATACGATGAAATTGGTGATAATACACAAGGATTAGTTGGTGCTAACTATAATAACATGATTACTTTACTTGGTAATCCTGAAGCATATCAATTCAATGTATTATTTACTCCTGGTTTATTAAATGATAAACATACAGCTCAAGTTACAAATATTATTACTAACACAATTGCAAGAGGTGATAGTATGTATGTAATGGATTTAGGAGTATATGGTAGTTCCCTTACAGAAGCAGTAACACAAGCTCAAACTCGTGATACTTCATATGCTGCAACATATTGGCCTTGGGTTCGTATCATTGACCCATCAACAGGAAAACATGTTTGGGTTCCAGCTTCAACAGTAATCCCAGGTGTATATGCATTTAACGATAAAGTAGCCGCTCCTTGGTTTGCACCAGCAGGTATAAACCGCGGTGGATTAAGCACAGTTCTTCAAGCTGAATTGAAATTGACGCAAGGTAACAGAGATACTTTATATGCGAATAATATCAACCCAATTGCAACACTACCCAAACAAGGTGTTGTAGTGTATGGTCAGAAAACATTACAAAAAGCTCAATCTGCTCTTGATCGTGTAAACGTACGTCGTTTAATGATTGAATTGAAATCATACATTCGTCAAATTGCAGATACAGTAGTATTTGAACAAAACACAATTGCAACTAGAAATTCATTTATCGCAAGAGTTACTCCATTCTTAGAAGGAATCCAACAAAAACAAGGATTATATGCTTATAAAGTTGTTATGGATGATACAAATAATGGCCCAGCAGTAATTGATCAAAACCAATTAGTAGGTCAAATTTATATCCAACCAACACGCACAGCTGAATTTATTTCCCTAGATTTCATCTTAATGCCTACAGGAGCTGAATTCCCAGGATAAAAATTGAAAAATTAGATATTTATAATAAAATTAAAATAGAAAACAAATGGCAATTTTAAATCCAAACGAAATATTTTTCACAGCGTTTGAACCTAAACAAACCAACCGTTTTATCCTTTATATGGATGGTGTTCCATCATATTTGGTAAAAGGAGTAAGCGCAGTATCTTTATCACAAACAGCTGTTGCTCTTAATCACATCAACGTTCAACGTTATGTAAAAGGAAAAACAATTTGGAATACAATTTCATTCACATTATATGATGCAATTACACCTTCTGGTGCTCAAGCAGTAATGGAATGGGTACGTTTAGGTCACGAATCAGTAACAGGCCGTGATGGTTATTCAGATTTTTATAAGAAAGACATTACGTTTAATGTTATCGGACCTGTAGGTGATATCGTTTCTGAATGGATTATTAAAGGAGCCGTTATTACAAGTGCTAACTTCGGTGATTATAGCTGGGATGATGACGGAACTATAGTAGGACTTACTGTTGAAGTACAACCTGACTACTGTATCTTGAACTACTAAGAACAAAACAACAAAATATATAAGAGCTCCAAAGAAATTTGGAGCTTTTATTTTCTTTCAATATATTAGATTTATGAAAAAACTATTTGTATTTCTTTTATTGGCTTTCGTAGGACACAGTCAATATTGCCCTTCATTAGGACCTGATCAAATATTACCTTGTGGTGTAGGATCAACTACACTAACAGCAAACTTAAGCCAATGTGGTACAGGCACAAACCCTAATCAAACAACAAATTACAGTACCTCTCCTATAGCATATTCAAACCAAACTAATACAGGAACTCAGTTATTTATGACTGATGATTCTCAGCAAGGTCCATTTAATATAGGGTTTACTTTTTGTTTCTTTGGACAAACTTACACTCAATTTTATGTAGGTTCTAATGGTTGGATTTCTTTTTCACCTGGTCAACCTACTACATTTACAACCCAAACTATTCCTACTGCTAATCCTTTAGTACCTAGAAATTGTATTATGGGCCCTTGGCAAGATTGGCACCCTGGTATTGGAGGACAAATTAGATATCAAACAAGTGGAGTTGCACCTTGTAGAAAATTAACAGTAAGTTGGACAAATATGCCTATGTTTAGTTGTACAGGCAATCAAGGTACATTTCATATTGTAATATATGAATCTTCCAATTATATTGATAGTTATATTCAAAACAAACCAGCTTGTTTACAATGGCAAGGCGGAACAGCAACACAAGGAATCCATAATGCTGCTGGTACTATAGGAATTGCTGTACCTGGTAGAAATTCAACTGCTTGGACTGCAACAAACGATGCATATAGATGGACACCAACAGGTCCTGTAGTTGTACCTACTTTAACATGGTATCAAGTAGGTAATCCTGTTGCAATTGGTACCGGACCAACAATTAACGTTACTCCTAATGGTCCAACTCAATATACTTGCCAATTAACCTATCCAACTTGTAATGCTGGTTGGTCTGTTTGTAATGGAGGAGCTAGTTTAGGACCTGATACAGTATTAGTTGTGCCTGGTCCTCCAATTCCATCAACAGGTCCAATCAATGGTATTGATACTATTTGCTATTTAAGCTCATATGAAATGTATGATGTACCCGCAGTAGCTAATTATAATTATCTTTGGAGCAGTGTTGCCCCTATTACTTCAGGACAAGGAACTAATATTATTACAGTAGACTTTAGTTCATTCCCTGGAGGATTTATTCCTGGTGCTATTCAAGTAACCCCAGAAGCAAATGGATGTACTGGGTTACCTGTAACT